TGCTGGTCGCTGATGATCGGCACGACGGTGGGGTGGTCGAAGCCGGTTTCGATGCGTTCGGCCTGCCATGTGCCGCCGTTGCGGCGGCACAGGTAGACCTTGCCTGGCAGCCATACGTCGAAGCGGGTGATGTAGCCGTCTTTGTCTTTGTCGCGGATGGTCATGGCCGCGCCGATCCTGTCGTTGCCCCAGTCCCATAGGGCGCTGCTCCAGTCGGCGGCGCGGGGCGTGATCCGTATGTCGTCGCCGTCGCCGGAGATGGTCATGAAGCTGCATCCGTGCGTGTATGCGGACACGATGGCCTGCTGGATTTTCACGCCGAACGTGTTCGCCGCGATGATGTCGTCTACCTGCGTCTGGAGGGTTTCGGGCGCGTCGATGCCTTCGAACACGGAAAGGTCGGCGAGCGCGCGGACGGCTTTGTTGGGCCATCCGATCATTGGTTTGGCGAGGGCTTTCATGGCCGGTGGGATGCTGTAGGCGACGCCTTTGTAGTGGTAGTGGGCGAGGTAGTAGCTGGTGCGCAGGGTGTTGCGCGTGTAGTGGCGTCGCCATTGTTTGAGGAGTTCGTTGATGGTGGGCTGGTCGTCGGGGTCCACTCCGGCGATGGTGTTGGCGTAGGCGCTTTCGATGGCGAGCCAGCCGGCTTGTCCGCGCAGGATGGGGACGTCGTCGGTGTTCATGATTAGTACCATGCTTCCTGTTGTGCGGTGGGGTCTCTTCTGGTGGTCATGGCCCCGTGGAGGGCGAGGGTGACGGCGTTGAGCGGGCTGATGTCGGTGTCGTCGTCGGGTCGGTTCCATCCGAAGAGGCCGTTTTTGCCGATGGGGCGTGTGGTGGCTTTGCTGGCGGCTTGCCAGAGTGGTTGTTGGCCGTCTTCGGGCAGGTGGGTGAGGGTGCCGTCTCTGAGCATGTCCTGGAGGCGGCCGCAGGCGCGGCCCATGTCGGTGGCGGCGGTGACGGTGACGGTGACGCCGGCTTCGGCGAGGTCTGGCAGGAGCGCGGTGGCGGGGCTTTGCCCGTCGATGACGAGCGCGGCGGTTTGTTCCCAGACCTTGTCGATGAGGTTGACGGCCCACATGGTGCCGTCGTGGTTGGTGTCCCTGTATTCGGCGAGTTCGATGTGGGCGGTGCCGTCGTCGTAGCGCATGCATGCGCCGATGGTCAGGCGTGTGCGGGTGGGGTTCATGTCGATGCCGAAGCTCATGACGCCGCCTGGACGGCGTTTGTCGATGGTGGCTTCCTCCCACTGTCGGCGGTCGATGGCGCGGCTGAGGGCGTGTTCGTCCCAGATGCCGAGGGCTTCGCGCCGGAAGTCGTCGCCGGTGAGGTTTTCCCACAGGTTGGCGATGGATTCGTCGCTGGTGTGGGCCGGGTAGCTGGGGTTGGCTTTCCTCCATTGGTCGCGGTCGAGCGGGTAGGCGTCGCGGTCGGCGGCGTATTCGACGTAGAGGGTGCTGTGGGTGCGGCCGGCGCGTGATTTGTCCCTGAGGCGGGTGAACGCTTCGCCGTTGTCCCTTGGCCCGGGCGGGGTGCCCATGTAGATGGTCTGGGGGTTGTAGGCGCGGTTCTGGGTCGGCAGCATCGACGCCATCGCCGAGTCGGACAGGTGCTGGGCCTCGTCGATGACGAGCAGGGCGATCTTCTTGACGCCTCGCAATGCGCCGCGTTCGCGGGCGCGGAAGAAGATACGGCTGCCGTTGCGGAACCTGATCTCTTCCTTGCCGGCGGCCAGGGATATGCCGTGGTCGGGGTCCACGAGGCCGCTCATCTCCGGCCTGAGCACGATCGCGCACAGGCTTTCGAACGTGTCCTTGATGACGCTGAAGTGCTGGGCGGTCCATACGATGCGCATGCCGGGGGTTCGGGCGGCGCGGTGGATCGCGACCCAGCCGATGTCGTAGGTCTTGCCGGTCTGGCGTGGAATGGACAGTACGGCGTTGCGGGCGGACCAGAAGCCGTCGGCGCTTTTCGCGAGGATAATCCGGTTGATCTGCCGCTGCCAGACGTCGAACCGGTCGCCCGCCGCCGCGGCGAGGTTGTTCAGGCTCGGCTCTCCGCTCGTATACAGGTCGTCGGGGATGATCTGGCAGGCCGCCCCGTCAATCCTCGTGCTCATCCAATCGTTCGTCCTCCGTGTCCAGGGCCTGCATGGCCGGATCATGCTCGTTCGACGCCTTGTCGATCGCCTCGATCTCGGCGCTGATGTCCGCGAGCCGTTTCGTCAGACTGGCGAGGTCGCGTGAGCTTATCGACCCTTCGTCGAGCTTTTCGGCGATCAGGTTGCGCATCGCCACCAAGAGCCGCCGGCGGTCCCCGGAAGCGGCGGCGTTGCTGACCCTGCGCGACCTCGAAGAGGGTTTCGACTGGGTGGTTTTCGGCGTTCTGGCGACCATGACGGCTCCTTGCCAAGTGTGGAAAAAGTCCGGGGGAAAAACGGCCCTTCGCCCGTGGTGGCCGTCAGGGGCCGGGTGGGGGCTACTCCCCACCCCCGAACCAGTCCGAGCATCGGATCGGCTGGCTTGGAGCCGTGGTGTCGTCGTGTCGCGGCGCCTCGCCGTGGGCGATGAGGTAGGCGACGCGCTCGCGTGCCCATGCCAGACCGTGCGTGCCTTTGATGGCGTTGCACCATCGATGCGCCGGACCGCTGTTGTCGTGCGTCAGGGTGCCGCCTCGCGCCAAGGGTATCGTCTCGTCGATCACGAAGCTGTACGGGTCGGGCGAACGCAACGTGTAGTCGATGGGCCGATAGCAGATGTAGCAGTCGGCTTGCATGTGCCGCCACCGCTGCTGCTCCAGCCTGCGCCGATGCCCGTTGCGTTTGCGCGGGTTGCCGCTCACTTGAGCCTCGGCTTGCTGCTGCACTGGCTGACCTCGACGCCGGCCCTGAACACGATCTCGTCGGCGATCAACGGCACCCACACGATGCCCAGATCGTCACGAGAAACCTCCAGATAGGGCTGCCGGTCGGCCATCGCATAGGGGAAGATCACGCCATCCACGAGCACCCGCCCCCTGCGGGCGTCCACTTCGATACGCTTGGGATACAACGCCATGACACGCCTCCAATCGAACGCCCACACGAACAACAAACGGCGCCCGCCGTCGGGAAGCAGCGGGAAGAACCGCCGGCGAGACGTCTGTCTGC